GAAAAATGTGTAAATTCGGCTAAATACCTACAGATTAGAGGATTCCATAATGAAACTGCAAGAACTAGCGGCTCCTAAGCCATCAAAACAAATCGCCAAAGTATTCGAAAGTTATTTTGGTTCGCGTATCAGCTTTGACCGTTTGACTAGAAATCAAACCCGAATGATGCTGAGCATGGTACGTGGCGTACTGGGCGAGCACCGCGGCAGCACCGCACGTCATACCAGCGAGCAAAACCCAAAGTATTTGCAACTAGTCATGATGGAACAAGCTCTTGCCAGCCGCTTGAGCGAAGAGATTATTCCCGGAGGTGGCGGCGGCGCCCCCAACCCAGGGCAACAGAGTTCCGGTTCTGCTCCAGGGCAAAGTACACCCCAAACAGGACAATCACCAACACAACCGCCACAACAACCGCCACAAGATCCTAAACTGGCTGCTGCATTGCAGAGAGAAAAATCTGGAAACTCAAGTCCGGAAGACAAGAAGCTGATAGCCAGTGCAGCAATGGCCATGGCCGAAAGCCGTTTGCGTAGAGAATACCGCATCTTGAAAGAATCCGAAATCCAACAAGCACAAGTGGTATTGGCTGCACAAGACCTGGTGGACAAGATGCAAGACATGGTGGAAGAAGTCAGTGAACTGCAATTCAAAGACTTGCCTGCCCTAGTTGAAAGTATCAAGAATCAAGTTGGTGTGGATCAAGCCATGCAATTCAACACTGACGCCACCGGTGCCCTGGCCGGCTTGCTACAGAATCTGCAAGGCGCTAGACAACAACTGGAAGCTGCACTGGGTGTGGTAACAGGTACCGGCGGCCCTGACATGAGTGCTATTGCCGGTGACATAGCCGGCGCACCCGCAGCGCCTGGCGGTATGCCACCTCCTGCTGGTGACGACATGGGATTGGCAGGACCAGTTCCGGGTGAAGAAGAACCAGCAGCACCTCCAGCTGGACCCAGTCTAGGCCGAGCACGTAGATAATGCGTATATTTGAAGTTGACGACTCTTCATCGGCAACCTCGACTCAGCTGATGGGCCTGGCTGATTTCTTAGCAGGGCGTGTGTCAGATACTGATGCCAATAGAGACATGGCCCAGGCTGCATTTATCAGCGCAGCACAGAGTCTAGGCATCAATGTAAATCAAAGTAACCTTGGCGATCTCATTGCCAAACCTCCATTGAGCAACATTCTGGAACCATTAGATCCCAATTCCGGTGTGATCACATTCAAAGGTGGTGATCCCATCAACACTGCCATGCCTGTGAACAGAGCACAAGACATAGTAGCTGCTGCTGCCAAGTCGGCCATGAAGAAAAAACGAGTCGGTTAGTCCAGAAGGATTGCTCTTTGTGAGTAAATACCTTATTATATAACATAAGGAACACACAATGGCTTACTCAGACAAAGTTGTCGATCACTACGAAAATCCACGCAATGTGGGTAGCTTTGCCAAAGACGATGACAGCATCGGAACTGGTATGGTAGGAGCACCTGCCTGTGGTGACGTGATGAAATTACAGATAAAGGTAGTAGATGGAATCATCCAAGACGCCAAGTTTAAAACGTATGGTTGCGGCTCAGCGATTGCGTCAAGTTCGCTTGTTACTGAATGGGTCAAAGGACGCACACTTGACCAGGCAGCGGCGATCAAAAATAGCGAAATTGCTTCTGAGCTTGCCCTCCCTCCAGTTAAGATTCATTGTTCAATACTTGCGGAAGATGCGATCAAAGCGGCAGTAGCAGACTATCGTAGCCGCCATGATAACCTTAACTGAAACAGCTGATAAAAAAATCCGACGACTACTAGAAAAGCGCGGTGGCATAGGCATACGACTAGGTGTAAAAACTACTGGTTGCTCTGGACTAGCTTATGTGTTAGAATACATAGATGCGCACCCATCAGACCTTGACACTGTGATCAACTATGCACAACCTGGATTCTCTGTGATAGTAGATAAAAAACATGAAGTGTATCTTTCGGGTATGACTATAGATTATGTTCGTCAAGGCCTCAATGAAGGATTTGAATTCTCCAATCCCAATGAACGCGATCGATGTGGATGTGGAGAAAGTTTTAGAGTTTGATCAAGGATTTTTTTTGCAGTCGACAAACTAGTATCCCAGGAATAACATCGGTAAATGATTCAAGATACGTGATGTTTAATTTTGGTGATATTGATCAATATCTTGATCAGTTTGATATTATCACACAAATCTCACCAGGTGCCACGATCATTTTAAATGCCTACAATGATGGATACAACTGTGAGTATCTGTTGCATCGTATTCACACCCTAGGACTTGTGGGTCATTGCTTTGTGTTAGTAAGTGATCACCAATTTGCCGCAAACAATCGCGAACATGGTATTAGATTTTTTCCTTTTGCCTGGCACTGGTTACACAGTTATCATGCCCAAGTGTATGTAGCAAGTCCACCACCACAGCCATGCACGATCGATTGGCGGTCAAGAACATATCGATTGAGTTGTTTGAATAGAATGCCTAGCTACTCAAGATTTAGAACCTATTATGAATTGCAAAAACAATCCTGGTTTGATAGTGCTTATACAAGTTTTGGTGGTACTGGCATGAGTCGTAATCCTACAATTGATCCATATGATGGCCTTGAGCCGGATGCTCAACATTGGTTCCGTTCGCACGAACATGAGTTTCCACGTAGTAGTCAGACTGATTATGTGTGGACCAACGACTGGGAATTTTCGGCACCGGCTTATGCCAATACCTATGCCAATCTTGTGACTGAAACATTTAGTGAAAGTGTTCTTATGAGTGAAAAAACTGTAAAGCCATTAGCGGCTGGCAACCTGGTGTTTGTGTCGGCACAGAGAAATTTTTTACAGGTGTTGAGAAATTTAAAATTTGACATTGACTTTGAGGGAGTTGACCATAGCTATGACGTCTTGCCCACTTGGTTTGAAAGAACACAGGCTGTGGTAAAAGAAATTGACCGTGTGTATGCAACTATTCCTGAAATCTGGCATGCTAACAAACAGCGACTGATTTACAATCAACATTGGTTGTTCAGTGATGACTTTAAAAACTTAATGCTAACTGATGTGAAAGACTTATTTGACAATGTACAATCCAAAATTTAATTATCAACCCATTCCCAGAGTCACGATAGAGGGCAAACGATTCTATGCCACACCCGATGGCAATAACTTACCGTCGGTGACCACAATACTGGACAAGACCAAAAGCGAAGCTAGCAAAGCAGCACTACACAATTGGCGACGTGCTGTGGGGGCAGAAAAAGCACAACAGATAACCACTGAGGCGGCCAACCGTGGCACCAGGATGCATACCTATCTTGAGGACTATGTAAAGAAAGGTGAGATCAAAGAACGCGGAACCAATCCATTTAGTTGGAGCAGCCATGAAATGGCCAAGACTGTGATACGTGACGGATTAAAGAATGTTACAGAATTTTGGGGCATCGAAGTTCCATTATACTTTCCTAAGATCTACGCAGGTACAACTGATGGTGCTGGCATACATCTAAATGAAGAATCCATATTGGATTACAAGCAAACTAACAAGCCCAAGAAACGCGAATGGATTGATGATTATTTTGTGCAGTTATGCGCCTATGCAGAAGCACACAACGAACTGCATGGCACAAAAATACGCAAGGGCGTGATTCTCATGTGTGTGAAGCCGGACCTTGATGCCGATCACAATCTTATCTCAAAGCCGCAGTACCAAGAGTTTGTGCTAGAAGGCACAGAATACGATCGCTACCGTGATCTGTGGTGGCGCAAAGTAGAAGAATACTACACCAAATACATATAGTTGCCCTGGCCCGTGCGGGCTAAATATGTGATACCTCAAGGAATCACATCGTGGCAATTGTACAAATTTCAAGAATCACCCAACGCAAAGGCTTCACCGAAGACCTACCTCAACCGCTAGCCGGTGCAGAATTTGGATGGGCCACAGACGAACGTCGATTGTTTATCGGAAATGGTACCATCGAAGATGGTGCACCTGTTGTTGGAAATACAGAAGTATTAACAGAATTCTCTGACATATTATCTTTCAGCACAGCCTACACTTATCAAGGTGCAGCAGCCGGTTATGCTGTGCAGACTGGGCCCAGTAGCAGTTCACCAGAATCCCAAAGCCTCCAATCCAGGCTCGACAGTTATGCAGTAGTGACTGATTTTGGTGCCGTGGGTGACGGAGTCACTGATGATACTGCGGCCATCAACCGTGCTCTTTATCAACTGTATTGCCGAGAAGTCAATACCAGCATCAGACGTAGTTTGTTTTTTCCAGCTGGCACTTACATCGTTACTGATACCATAGCCATTCCTCCTTACGCATTATTGTACGGCGAAGGGTCCAATTCTAGTATCATCAAGTTCTCGGTGTTGCAATGGACTAGTTCGGTGGCGTATCCTTCGGGGGTATTGGTCAGCAATGCAGGGAGTTTTTACAGAGCTAACTTTGATGTACCAATTGGCACTACATTAGGCGGCACAACCAGTGGCGGACAATATTATTGGGGAGATATCAATACCGGTGCTGCATCTACTCTGCCTACCTGTGGTGCCAGTACCGCAGACAGTTTACAACAAACTGGAGTGAGCGTGGGATCCAATGGTGCTACCACTCCACAATACATCACCATCAGAGATATGGCATTTGCCACTGATCAAGACAACGACCCATTCCTTTGGCAGAATGCACAACAATGTTCAGCTACAGGTGTGACTTTCTCGGGTGCCGGCACCACTAGTACTCTTACAGGTACCACAGCCAACACCCATGCTGTGAATTACGCAGGTACATCTCCGGTGTGTGAAAATATCATCATGGATACTTGCAAATTTACCGGTTGTACTTTTGGTACTTACACCACTACTACCGTACAAGGTATTACCTATAGCAACAGTACGTTTGACACATTGTACCAGGGCATATACTTTGGTACCAATGCCACTGGTGTGCGTATTGTACAAAACACATTTGATAATATCTACGTGGAAGGTATTGTATTCAGCGCCTGCTCATTGAATGCCAGTGCGTACAATACATTTTATGATGTTGGTAACCATTTTGCAGGAATAGGTTCTCCTGCCAGCAACATAATTTTAATCTCCGGCAATAACAATATCAGCGTGGGTGACATGTTCACTCGCACCACTGCTAATAGCGTCACATACGCTCGCATCGCGTTGAGCAATACCAATAGTACCGCCATGAGCATGAACGTTCGTGGTATCACTTACTATGTCAGCAATGCGGCCAGCAACAGCATTGCCAATCAACTGGCACAAGGAACATATGCACGAGATAATGGTATCAATGATACGTTGGCTGACAACTCCACTGGCACATTGTTCATAGTAGACACCAGCATAATGAAATCATTCAGAATGGATTACACCATCACAAGAGATACTTTTGTTAGAAATGGCCAACTGGTTGCGGTTTCTGGTGCTGGTGGCGGATTTACTTACACAGATGACTATGCAGAAAATGCCATCACTGGTATCACATTGACTGCTGCAGAAGCTTCAGCTGGTGGCAACATCACAGTAAGTTATACATCGACTAGTACAGGCATCGCCGGTAACATCAAATACAGCGTAACACATTTAAACTGATGTGGTTTTCCACTTTTGCCCAGCGGCTCGAAAGTTGGCAACAACTGAGGCAAGCTGCTGAAACTATGCCAGCAGAGGCTGCTGCCGAAGCCATTAACACCTGGTGGTTTCGTGCCCCTTGGTCGGCTTATCATTTGCACTGGGATGATCAAGAAGATTGGCCCGATCCATGGACATTATTGAGCGATAATATCTATTGTCCGGTCGCTCGCGGGCTGGGAATCCTGTATACTGTGACTATGATAGATCACCCAGAATTACAAGATGCTGCTTTGATAGACACCGGAGCCGACAATTTAGTCCTGATCAGCCAAGAGAAATATATATTGAATTGGGACCAGTCTCGAGTGTTAAATATTGATCCAGGACAATATCAAATACAACACAGCTTGACTCAGCAGCAAGTAAAACAACAAACAAGGTAGCGATGAAAATTACAACAGTACAAAAGCGTGATGGCAGCAGAGAGCCATTGGCGTTAGAAAAATGGCAGGCTCAAATTGCCAAGGTATGTGCAGGCATAGCAGATGTTAGCCAAAGCATGGTAGAGATCAAGGCACAGATGCATTTTTACGATGGTATCAGCACAAGAGAAATCGACGGAGTTACTCTACGTGCTATAGTAGACCTGATTGATGTGGAATCAAATCCAGATGTAGGGCATACCAATTATCAATATGTGGCCGGCAAACAACGCCTGAGTATGCTGCGAAAAGATGTGTATGGAAGTTACGCAGTTCCACATCTATATGAAATTATTAAAAAGAATGTGGCCACTGGATTGTATACTCCAGAATTGTTAGAATGGTATACTGAAGACGATTGGAATCGTATGGGAGACATGATCGATCATGACAAAGACGAGAGCCTGAGTTATGCTGCGATTGAACAATTGATTGAAAAGTATCTGGTAAAGAATCGTGCCACCAAGGAAACATATGAAACGCCACAGGTCCGTTATATGGTTGCGGCAGCAACAGTCTTTCACAAAGAAGAGCCGAATACAGCGCGTATGCGATATATTAAAGAATATTATAACGCAGCTTCAGATGGCCTGTTTACTCTTGCTACTCCTGTTCTCGCTGGGCTTGGCACTCCAACAAAACAATTCAGTTCGTGCGTTCTTATCCGCAGTGATGATGACTTAGATAGCATATTTGCCTCCGGGGAAATGATGGCCAAGTATGCCAGCAAGCGAGCTGGCATTGGGTTGGAGATTGGCCGACTGCGTCCATTGGGCAGTCCCATCCGTGGTGGCGAAATTATGCACACCGGCATGATACCTTTTCTAAAAAAGTGGTTCGGTGATCTACGTAGTTGTAGTCAAGGAGGTATTCGTAATGCTAGTGCTACTGTTTTTTATCCTATTTGGCATCATCAGTTTGATGATCTTATCGTACTCAAGAATAACCAGGGTACAGAAGAGACCCGCGTTCGACACATGGACTATGGAGTGGTCTTATCCGCCTTCTTCTGGAGACGATTCAAGAACAAAGAGAACATAACATTCTTTGACCCCAACGAAGTACCAGACTTGTATGAAGCATTTTACAAAGATACTGCACTATTTGAAGAACTTTACTGCCGGTATGAAAAGCAGAAAGGCCTGCGTAAGAAAACGATGGCTGCGGAGGAAGTTTTCAAGAGTGGTATTCTCAAAGAACGAACAGACACTGGACGTATATATCTAGTGTTCATTGATAACGTGATGAGCCAAGGACCGTTTGATCCGGAATATCACACCATTTACCAGAGTAACCTTTGCTGTGAAATACTTTTGCCTACTCGTTCCTTTAAGCGGTTGGATGATACTGATGGTCGCATCGCACTTTGCACATTGGGAAGCATCAACTGGGGAGCCTTCCGTAATCCAGAAGATATGCGTAGGGCTGCCCGCATTCTGCACCGCAGTCTCAATAATATTCTTGATTACCAAGACTTCTTATCCATCCAATCACGCCTGTCCAACGATGAGATCCGACCACTGGGCATCGGCATCACCAACCTTGCCTACTGGCACGCCAAGAGAGGCCTGCGTTACGGGGAGAAGGATGCTCTAGCTGAGATCAAAACCTGGATGGAACACATGGCTTTCTATCTCACAGAAGCCAGTGTGGAACTGGCCAAAGATCGCGGCGCATGCCTAGGAAGCGAACACACACGTTATGGTCGAGGAGTATTTCCTTGGGAATTACGAGCCCAGGGTGTGAATGAACTTGCCGACTTTGCTCCAGAATTAGATTGGGAGACCTTACGCACCAACATGAAAACTCATGGTGTTCGCAACGCCACACAGATGGCCGTGGCACCTGTGGAATCTAGTTCAGTGGTGATCAACTCAACCAATGGCATTGAAATGCCCATGAGCTTGATCTCAGTGAAAGAAAGTAAGGCTGGTAGTTTTGTGCAGGTGGTGCCCGAATATCATCGACTGAAAAACAAATATCAGATGATGTGGGAACAAAAAGACTGCGAAGGTTATCTCAAGACTGCTGCTGTGATTGCAGCGTATGTTGATCAATCAATCAGCACCAACACATTCTACAATCCTGCACACTTTGCAGATCGCAAAGTACCGATCACATTGATCGCCCGAAACCTTATGCAATCGCATGCATGGGGATTGAAAACTTTTTACTACAGTCTGATCAACAAGCAAGGCAGCAAAGAGGCAGCAGAGGATGCGCCACTCATGCCCATAGACTTTGATCTTGAGGAAGATTGTATCGCTTGTAAATTATAAGGGAATAATATGTCAAAACAACAATACAATCTCGCCACACGTACCGATTATCTCAGTCGCAAGATGTTCCTGGATCCCGAAGGTCCGGTCACCATCCAACGATTTGAAGAAGTCAAGTACAACAAGATACAAAAGATCGAGCAGACTGCACGTGGATTCTTTTGGGTGCCTGAAGAGATCAGTCTCAGCAAAGATGCCAACGACTTCAAGGACGCATCCGATGCAGTGAAACATATCTTCACCTCAAACCTGCTGCGCCAAACAGCCCTGGACAGTCTGCAAGGGCGTGGCCCAGCACAGGTATTCACTCCGTGTGTGAGCTTGCCCGAGCTGGAAGCACTCATGTACAACTGGAGTTTCTTTGAAACCAACATCCACAGCCGCAGTTACAGCCACATCATCCGCAACATCTACAATGTGCCCAAGGATGTGTTCAACACCATCCATGACACTAAAGAAATTGTGGACATGGCAAGCAGTGTGGGCAACTACTACGACAAACTGCATGAACTCAACTGCTTCAAAGAGATCAATCCAAAGACAGTGAGTGAACCCAGCCACATAAAGGCCATATGGATGGCCTTACATGCCAGTTATGCACTGGAAGCATTCCGATTCATGGTATCGTTTGCCACCAGCCTGGCCATGGTAGAAAACAAGATCTTTATCGGCAATGGCAACATCATCAGCCTGATCCTGCAGGACGAACTGCTACACAAAGAGTGGACAGCGTTCATGATCAACCAGGTCATAAAAGAAGATCCACGTTTTGCAGAAGCCAAAGCTGAATGCGAAACTGAAGTGTACGAGTTGTACGTGGATGTGATCCGTGAAGAAAAAACCTGGGCTGATTATCTATTCAATAAAGGTCCAGTGATCGGGCTGAATGCCAATGTGCTCAAGGACTTTGTGGACTACACTGCTGTGGCTGCACTGAAAGAAATTGGTATCAAATACCAGAGCTCTGCCCCTAGAAGCACACCAATTCCCTGGTTCAACAAGCATGTGGACACCAGCAAGAAACAAACTGCGCTGCAAGAGAACGAATCAACTAACTATGTTATCGGAGTCATGAGCGACAGCATTGACTACGATCAATTGCCTAATTTATAAGGAAACCAATGAAAGCCATAGTATGGTCAAAGGACCAATGCCCCTACTGCGACCAAGCCAAAGCATTGCTGAAGTCTCGCAATATTGAATTTGAAGAACGAAACGTGAGCCACGACTGGACTCGCGAACAACTGTTAGAAGCAGTACCAAATGCTCGTTCCGTGCCACAGATCTTCTTGGATGAAGAACTAGTGGGCGGTTTCACTGAACTCAGACAACGTCTTACTTGAAAACATATACAGAAAGTTTAAAATGAAAATTCCAATCACCCCAGGTCAAGTTTATACCTTTAAATTAAACTCAGGAGAAGAACTCATCGCCAAAGTGTCTGCAGAAGAGTCTAGTGGCTGGCTAGAGATCGAGCATCCAGTCAGCGTGGCGCCGGGACCGCAAGGTATGGGATTGGTGCCCAGTCTATTCACCGCAGATCCTACCGAAAGACTACAACTAAATACTTCTAGTGTGAGTCTTTATGCACTCACTGATGATCCGGTCAAGATGAAATATATTGAAGCAACCACTGGAATCAAGATACCTGAAAAGAAAATCATATTGGGATAATATGCCGGCAGTGCAACGCTTGGGAGACAGAGACACAGGTGGCGGAATAATCACTTCTGCTGTTAACTCAGTGCGTGTGAACAATCTCCCAGTGTCAGTAAATGGCAGTACCGTGAGCCCGCATAACTCTCGCCCCACACATGTTCCTGTAACTGCCAACGGCATCAAGAGTGTGAGAGTTGCCAATCGACCCATCAATGTAGCAGGTAACGCAGACACCTGCGGACATGCACGAACTGGTGGCAGCGAAAATGTAAGAATCGGCTGATATGGCTCGAAGTATATTAACTCCGTTGCAACTGACTGCATCTGCGGCATTGCTAAACAATCAAGGTCTCAAGGCATTGCCCACGGCCTTGGCCTCTGCTATATCGCAGTATAATGCTTTTACTATCACCGCAGCAATCAACGGTGCTATCAACAACGCAGCAGGTAAGACCTGGTGCTCAAGTACCACATTGACGTCATTGCAAACCATACGTGGATCAGGCACAGGTTGTCCTGCATTGGGCAACAGCATACCACCTGCGTACACCACACTGACTCCGGTGGCCAATCCGTCGGGCTTGACAGGACTTGTTTCACAAACTGCCAACTATTATCTAGGATATGGGGATAGCGGAAGATTCGCACAGGGATTCATGACCGTAGAGGGATTCATTGGAACCACTAACGATTATATCAACACCGCAGTCAATGCTCCTACTTACCTTGGACCCAGTTTTTCCAGCATGGATGCCTTGACCACTGCGGATATCACCGTGGTCAACTCAGACCTTGGCCCATTTGGTACAGACCTTGCCAATCAAGGCCAACTGACCGATCTAGGTAACCTGGAACTATACGGCACACCAGCAGGATTGATACAACAGATCACTCGGGTAGCCGGCATTTCAAATGCTGTGGTACCGGCTCTACAATCTGCATTGACCGCTGCTGGACTAAATTCACAAAACATACAGGATCTGGTAAACGATAATCGCATCAGTTTGTTCAAACCTGATGGGCTCACCGATAATGAATTTGATCAACTGCAACTGCAAGCATACTATGCCATGAACATGGTCATGGGCGATGATCTTGCACAGATACTGAGTATACTGAGAGTGACCACTCCGGACATTGACTCACTGGCAGATCTATTGGATCCTATAAAAGTATTTCCAGAAAGCTATCTCACTTTACAGACTCCTAGTCCGTACGGCCCGGTTCTAATCTTCAATCCCAACAGCAGTGTCAATTCAGCAGTACAACCCATAGTGAATTCTTATCTGCCCAATGCGTCGGGGTGTGACGAACTGGGCAAGGTCATACCTCCAGGCGATGCCATAGCCAACAAAGCCATACAGGTGGCGTTCCAACAGATACCCAACATAGCAGGCACTGATTTGCCTTCATTGGCAGAAAGTGTAAAAGGATATTTGGACCAGACGTGGAATCCTGAACAACCATATCTGGCCAACGACCTAGTGGCCAACGGATCGCCTATTCCTGAGTTTTATCGAGCACAACAAGAGGTACCTGTGGGCACAGATATCAACAATACCAGTTATTGGTTGCCAACCACACTAGGCGGCCAGAGTACCATGACTGGGTTACCCGATATTGTAGCATTGACCACTCCGGTGCCATCTTCGGTCACTACGTTTTTTGATACCAACATAGCCACTGGCACCGGGCCCAATGGCACAATCACCACGTGTGATGTATTGGGAACGGCCATCAACTACAATAGTCTTGACACCTATCTCAACACGGCCAGCACAGCATTGACTGCGATTGTGGGATCGGCCAGTTACAATACATTATTGGATCTGTATCAACGTATTGGGAATGTGTGCAACAGCACCTATGGCGATCCGGCAGTGAGTGTGACCGTTCCAGCAGGTGCAGGTGCAGGAGTTTATGCCAATACATTTCCTTACTACGGTGGCGACTTGGCATTACAGACCCTGATACCATTGGCCAATACTGCATTGGACAGCGTGGTTGCAGCCTGGCCCACACAGACTACCGCAATGAACACAGCATGGAATGCTATATGTACCTCTCTAAGTTCGGAGAAAGCATTACAGACTCGTGCCGGGATCAATTATTTCAATCTGTTGGCCGGCGAGCAACCCAGTGTGATGGCCTTTGTGCAAAACTTGCCATCATATGCCATGATGACTGAAACATGTCAAGCAGCTGAGTTTTTGGAAAGCATAGCCGACACCACCATAATCGGTGGCCAGGCCATAATCAGTGCCATGCGAGAAGCACGTAATCAAACATCGTATCAAGCATCTGGGTTGTTTGCAGCCAATCACATACCAGCCGATCCACCGATCACCCCATCACCTGCGGTGGTTCCGGTGCAATAACTGCTCAAAAACCTGTGAAAATGCACAAGTCTGAGCATATGAGCTTAAATATTACTCAGTGGCAATTGACATCCTAGAGATAAATTGCTATAATCAACTACTTCAATTTTTAAGGAGACTTCATGAAGAAATTAGTAACAGTATTGGCCCTCGCATTGGCC